TGATTGAGAGTGATACTTATGTTGAACTCGCAAACGCTGTTTGCGGCTGGCTTGAAACCAGTGTCGACATAAAGGCCGCTTCAAACGCGACCTTGATCAAAATCATGGGCGGAGAGTCTTAACACACTCACCGTTCATTCTGGAAAACAGTCCTTTCTAGGGCTGATCACATACGTGTTACTAACGTCGAATGTGGAGCCGTTTGTGAGAAAATCACTATGGTTAAAAGCCACGTTGAGGAGTTACTGCACGTGTACCGATGTCTTTTCGTGGACATCGGCAACGCTTTCCCTGACTTGCAGGAGGAACTTCGTAAGGATTACGAAACTCTTGCAGCACTCGCTAACGAACGGGGGACCGACCTATTTTGTGTCGATCTCCCTGACGTAGGGAAGCACCTTGATCGGTGCGTCTCAGAAGGTATGTTTATGGTCTGTGGGCTGCCCCTTACGGGACGTTGCCCTAAACGGATCATGTACCCGGAGTTCCTCCGCGGACTCTGGGGACGTATCTTTAGTGAGTGCGGAACCCTGAAGGAGGATTGTGATGTCGAGGCTTTATTATTTCTGCGCCAGTGTTATTACCTGGCTAAGAAGGTTAAGCTCGATTGTCCCAACGAGGCTATCCTGGCGGAAGTCAGGTCCTTCGTTGATACTGACCGTCTACTTCCCATTCCTGAAGAGGTTTGGGGAACGACGGCGTCGATGCAAGAGGCTTACGAAGGCTTCGAGCAGAGCTCGCTTTACCAAGCGAGGTTAGACGGCCACCCTCACAAGGGTGAACTCAGTTCCTTTCTGCGAACACTGGATAGAATCACCAGTATAGTAGCAGCCACGCTCGGGCCTTATCAGCCCAATGAGTGGAGGTTCAGGCATGGCCCAGGCGTCGTTTCTGAGCGTCGAGGGCCGGTAAACAAATACCAATTTGTTAACTGGTCTGAGATGCTAGAGAGCGTGTTCGCCTATGCTGATTGTGCGTTTCACAACCACACCAGCTGGGCGAGGTCGGTCCTTTCTACTGACTGTAAAGAGGAAACTCCGAGTAGTCGGTTGATCGCTGTACCTAAGACACTCACGAAGCCGCGGTTGATTGCCGCGGAACCCAGTGAGCATATGTGGTGCCAACAGAACTTATGGCATTACATGCGCACTCGTGTTGAAGACTCTTGGATAGCTAACTTCGTTCGTTTTACGGACCAAAGTCAGAACCAGAGACTCTGCAAGAGTGGGTCGGTTACAGGCAACTTAGCAACGCTGGACTTATCCAGCGCTAGCGACAGGGTGACCTGCCATTTCGTAGGCCAACTCTTCCGGGATAATACCCGGTTGTTGGAGGCTTTACGAGCTTCACGTACCCAGATTATGGGACAGGACCTGGTAGATGATCTACCAACTTTCCTCCCGCTGAGAAAATTCAGCACTATGGGTAGCGCCTGTACTTTCCCAGTAGAAACATTAGGCTTCGTTTGTATCGCGTTAGCGGCATGTGTCACAAGACGCAAGCTGCGAGTGAGCATTCGGGATCTGATGTCTTTGATCGGAGAGGTCACGGTCTTTGGGGATGACATAATTGTCCCCGTTGACTGCAG